TTGAAATGCCTCCTGCAAGCACGGAAATGTCACCCACATAAACAGCGTACAGTCTTTTGCGGCAAGCTCACTCACTGGCAAAGCCATGATGTCTTCGAGCCTCATTGTTGGATAATGGCTTTCTGCCGAGCGCCCTTGACCTTTCTTGGAGTAGGTCCGATACGACCAAGGAGGGTCGGCATAGATGATGTTGTATTTCTTCATTCTGCTGACCTCCTTAGTGCGCATGGAAGATGGATTTTGCGAGGCTGCCCGTCTTGAACAGCGAGAAGCACAGAATGACTGTGTACGCCGCAACCGAGAAGAGAGCCGAGTGAATATTTGCGGCAATGATCATGTTGTTGATCAGCACAGCATAGATGCCGACGCAAATCATGATGAGGAAGCCTTGGAAAGCCAGAGCGAACAGGCTCTTGAGGTAGTTCGTTCCAATGCTGCCCCATTCGCGGTTGCTCATCGTTGCGATGGGGATTGGTGCAACGCTGACGGTGCAATAAATCTCAATCATTCTGCCGTAGAGGATGACCGTAATGAGAATGGACATGATTTTGAGGCACAGACTGATAACCAGTGTTTCGATGGACAGTCCGAGCAGTTCTCCGATGCTCATTGCCTCCATGCCTGTTCGCATTGCGTCAAGGGTTGCTTGAATGTCGATGTTGGTAGTGCCATGAATAAAACCGGCTGCACCGGCAACCACATTCTGTCCGATGTCGAATACTGCCAGCACAATATCAAAGGTGTTGGTCACAAGGTAGATCGCCACAGCCGCTTTGAAGAACCACTTGAAGAACATCCATGTGTCCATGTCGTGCAAGTTGTTCTTTTCGGTGATCATGGTGATCAGCTCATAACACAAGACAAAGGTAATGATGATACCAGCGATGGGGACTATCACATTCTCGGATAGTCCCCGAATCATCTGGTAAATGCTGCTGTTCCAAGTGGACGGAGTTTGTCCGACCTCTCCGGCAATCGTGCCGACCTTGGTATTGACATCGGTGAACATATTGGTCAGGTTGCTTTCGATCCAGCCGATCAGCAAGTCCTTAATCGCTTGTTCGAGTTTTTCTAAGATACTGCCCAATATTCCACCACCTTTCGGTTAAGCTGGGCTTGCTTGATTAGAACAGGGTGGACAGCAAGGGAATGAGCGTAGTGCCAATGAGAACGACGCCACCGCCAGCCATGAGCTGCTTGATGCCCTGCGACTTTGCGCCCGGATTATCGTTGCCGTAGCCTTCCATCAGGTTGACCACGCCCCACACTGCCAGACCGGCACCGAGGGCAATAACGAGCGTCTGCAGAACCGTAACTGCCTGATTGATAAATGCCATAAGAAATTTCCTCCTTGAAAATCATGAAAGTTTGGTTTGTGTATTGGAAAATGGGCATAAAAAAAGAAGCCCCGTCATTGTTCTGCTTCAGGCAAATGCCCATGCGCAGTGCATGACGGGGCTTCATTCCGCTTCGATCTCGCCCATATCATAGAGATCAAAGGTTTCGTTTGGCTTGATGACCAGCTTGTGTTGCCGATATTTTTCAATGTCAAAGGCGTTCCGCTTGTCAGAGTCGGACAGGAATTTGTATTTTGGATGCTTCGTTATATCAAACTTATCACTGAGAAAAGGTCTAACGCCTCTAAGCTGCAAAATACATTTGCCGCCGTCCATGACAGCAAGTTCATCCTGAGACATCAATTCCTTACCGACCTTCTGATAGTTCAAGCCATAGGAATTGTTGTTGGATCGGGTTTCTGAGGTGTTGTATAGATCAATCGTCTCTTTCCCAAGCACCTCGCTGATTTCCTTGAGCGTCGATTTTTCTTTTCCTCCGAGAAAGATCATGCTGTCGCAGTTGCCAGTGATGGTATCAGCCGCATCTTTGTAGATGATCTTGAGCTGAGACTGGGACTGCAAAATGATTGCAGCGGAGATTTCCCGGCTTCGGATGGTAGCTATGAGCTTATCGAACTTCGGAATTTGACCGATGTTCGCAAACTCATCGAGCAGACAACGGACATGAACAGGAAGTCTGCCGTTGTAGACATCATCTGCCTTGTCACAAAGCAGATTGAACATCTGGGAGTACATAATTGCCACGATGAAATTGAAGGTGTCATCTGTATCGGAGATGATTACGAACAGAGCCGTTTTCCTGTCTCCGAGTGTGTCCAGCTCCATCTCATCGTAGCTCATCAGTTCCCGCAGCTCTGCGATGTCGAAGGGCGCAAGCCTTGCACCGCAGGAAATCAGGATCGACTTCGCGGTTTTGCCCGCCGCCAGCTTGTATTTGCGGTATTGCTTGACCGCAAAGTGGTCAGGGTCGCGGGCTTCCAGCTCATCGAACATGACATCCACGGGGTTCTTGAAGGTCTCATCGTCCTCTCTGGCTTCTGAGGCATTGATCATTTCGAGCAAGGTAGTAAAGTTTTTCTCGTGATCTGGTGCTTCGTACCAGATGTAGCCGATGAGGGCTGTGTAGTACAGCTTTTCTGCCTTCACCCAGAAATCCTCGCCGGACTTATCGCCATCTCCCTTCGTATTGACGATGATCGTATTGACCAGTTTGAGGATGTCCTTCTCTGAGCGGATATAACTGAACGGGTTGTAGTGCATGGATTTTCGGAAGTTGATGGTGTTCAGCGACTTGATGATATAGCCGTTGCGTTCCAGCATTTTTCCGGTTTCGACCAAAAGAGTTCCTTTCGGATCGGTGACAATGAAGCTGACCGGATAGAGCTTGGAGGTACACTGCATCAGGTTTGGTTTGACAAAAAAGCGCGTCTTACCTGAGCCGGAACCGCCGATGACCATGATGTTTTTATTCCGGGCGTACTTCGCTTGCTTCGGTCTGCTGTTCATGGTCAAAGCCTCTGTCTGAGTGAGAATGACATTGTTGTCAAAGTCCTCATCCATATAGGGTTTTATGTCTTCCGGCTTGCCCCAACGGGCAGAGCCGTATTCAACGCCTTGCCGGAACTTTTTACGGTTCTTTCCTTTCACATAGACCGCAAGTTTGAGTAAAGCTCCTGCCGCAACACCGATGAGAAGATCCACCGGATGAAAGCTGGGCAAGGGATTAGCAAACGCACTACCAAAATTGGCAAAGCCAGCCGTGAGCTTCTCGATCATCTCTGTTCCGGGTGCCAGTCGAAAGACGGAGGCGATCTTATCTACGAAGTAGAACGCGAATACATACGGGAGGTTTAGAAGGACAAGGCGTTTTGCGTCGAGTTTCTTGTTCACAGCTCCACGCCCCGATCCTTCGTTTTGATCTTGACTTTCTCTTTGTGCTGCGCCTGTGCCTGTTCACGGCTGCGAGAAAGTTTCTGTCTGAGCGAAGGTCTTTCGCTCTGCTTGACGGTTTTTGCGGAAAACTCCTTGAACGCCTGAGTCATAACATCCACATCCCGACCTTTGAAGAAAACAAGGTATCGGGGAGGCTGCTCTGAGGTGTCCTTCTTGAGCGCATAGTCAATCCCGTATTTGTTGGCTGTACGCTGAAAGGACTTAATGTTTCCGTCCGTCACTTCGATGTTGTTGATGGCGGCATTCTGCTGAACAAGGTGCTTGATGGACTGCTTACCTCGGTAGGTCTTTGGCTGACGGGCTTGCTTCTGAGCCTTTTCAATTTCCTCGACGAACTTCTTGAGTGCCTTTTCCAGCACCTCGGCAGTGATCTTGCCGCCCTTGATGGCGATGGCAATTACTTTGGTATTTACTTCGTCCTGCATTGCGGATTAAAACCTCCTTCCTGAGAGAATTACGGGGGGAGTGCTGCCATACTAAGGCGGCACACCTACATGATGGATTTTGAAGTACACTCTTTCACCTCCTGCTGATTTAGGCTTACCAGCCTTTTGTTCCTTGATCGCCGTAGAGATCATGATTAACCAACGCGGAATAGTAATTGTCTATCGTAGCCGGTGCGTTATAGAGTGCCGTCAGCATATAGGCTCTGATGTTCCGAATATCCGATGGACTTTTCCGCATTGCGTCGAAGACATAATCAATATGGCTGCTGTTCAGTTTCAAGAGACGGGATTTGACAATCTCCTTCGGCATATCTGTATTGTTGACACGGAGCTTTGGACTTGTAGAGCAGATGGCATCCAGCATGACTTCGATAATTTCATTCACGCGGTCAATGTCATACCGGCTGTCCTGAGATAAAATATCTACCTCCAAGTTCTCTCGAATAATCTCTTCATAACGCTCTCTTTCATCCATCGCATCCATCCCATCAGGATTGATAGATTGATATTTACTAAGTGAGTCATTTCTTTTTTTAGGAATTACTTGATTAGTATTTATTTGCGTGGGTTTTTCCGTCATCGGTTCATCCGGTGGCGGCTTTACCGTTGTCGGGTTTTCCGATGACGGTAAATCCGGTGACGGCTTTTCCTTCTGCGGCAGTGCGTAAACCGTGTATTTGTTGCGGGACATTCTCCCGCGCTCGTCTCTGGATTGAACACGAACAACATATCCTTCGTCTTCCAGCTCTTTCATAGCCGTTCTGATACCGTCAATGCCGTCTGTATTCAGCGTTGCAAGTCCACGGATGGAATAGTCCCAATCGGGAGGAAGACTGAGCATCTTTGAGAGAAGACCTACCGCCTTGAGAGACAGATTCCTGTTTCTCAGGTGATGGTTGAGCATGGTGGTGAAGCCACCGGTATAGGTGTTGACGCTGATCTCACGATCTGCGCCAGTTTTACCTCTCATTGGACATCACCTTCTTTGTGGACTGTTTGGTAATGCAATATGGGCATTCCTCGAATACGCAGGACTGATATTTCCATAGGGGACGATGGAAACGGCAAGTCCGGCATTCAGGAAGGATTCCATCGTAGCCGCTGTCATAGTGATCAAAGCCGGGAGTGTCTTTCATCAGAGCTTCGAACGCCACGGCTTTATCAGGTGCATTCATTTTGTACGACCTCCATTTTCAGATTGAGAAAAGAAAAGCCCCGGTATTGTTCTGCTATGCGCAGTGCAATACCGGGGCTTCCCGATGATATTCAGTTTATGCTGCTGCCTCCTTTCACGGTTGCGGTTGCAGCTTACCGCAGTCAAAGAGCTTTGCTCACTTTTTGCTCGTGAAAGTTGGACAAAATCAGCGAAACACCAGTGTTTTCAAGGCTTTCTGACCTTGCTCCTATTATAACCTAATCGTCGATGCGGCGAACAATTCCGGTTGCTTTCATATTTATCTTCTCCCTTGTGTTTTTAATGTCCGGCAAACCTATTGTTTACCAACCGCGGGAGATTATGCGCATTTCGCGCCGCCGTGACGAATTCTGACGAGCGAGGGAAAAACAAACCAATTGTTTATTTGCGTTCCTGCGTGAATCAAAGTATAATATAGCCGCATATATCGCCTGATACTTGACAATACAGAACGCAAGGGAGAAAAAGAAATGATCACCGGTGAGCTGAAAAACAAAATCGACAGTCTTTGGGACATTTTCGCGGCGGGCGGCCTTGTCAACCCGTTGGATGTGATCGAGCAGATCACCTATCTGATGTTCATTCACGACCTTGACGATTCCGACAACCGCCGGGCAAAGGAGGCGGCCATGCTGGGTCTGCCGTATCAGAGCATCTTCGCCGATGAGGTACAGATCGGTGAGCGCACCGTGGATGGCCGCCAGCTCAAGTGGAGCGTGTTCCACGACTTCCCTGCCGCGCAAATGTATGCCGTTGTGCAGGAATCGGTATTCCCCTTCATCAAGAATCTGCACGGCGATAAAAACAGCGCCTATTCCAAGTACATGGACGATGCCATTTTCAAGCTGCCGACGCCGCTGCTGCTCTCCAAGGTCGTGGACGCGCTGGACGAAATTTACCGTCTGATGAGCGGATCGCAGGCGGCGGACGTGCGCGGCGATACTTACGAATACCTGCTCAGCAAGATCAGCCAGTCCGGTCTCAACGGCCAGTTCCGCACGCCGCGCCACATCATCCGCATGATGGTGGAGCTGATGGACCCCAAAGCCGACGACGTGATCTGCGAAATAAAGACTCGCTATTTGATACAAAATGCTGCCGCATAACCGCAGGGGTGTCGCGGTGTCGTTAGGGGTGTCGGTTTACTGACCGGCGCTATTTTTGTATATAGGAGATATGAAAATGCCAACAATATCAAAAAAAGAGCTGGAGGATTACCAGCAGTTGTGTAAAGATCGAAATAACGGTAGAATATTAACACCAGATGGGCTTAGGCTCATTTGTGAAGCATATAAAAACGATCCGGAATCCATTGGAAAGCATATGCTGGAAACACTGGCCCGGATGCAGAATAAGGAGCGATATTAAGATGGCTGATTCAACTTTTACCATTTTTTATTCGTGGCAATCAGATCTTCCTAATAGCACAACGCGCGGACTTATCGAAAGTAGTATTGAGGCGGCGGTTAGAAGCCTGAGAGATACGGTTTCCGTATATGCTGATCGCGACACGCAGGGAGTGACTGGTTCACCGGGCATTGTACAAACTATTTTCTCAAAAATTGACGAAAGCGATGTGTTTGTAGCAGATGTTACGTCAGTTGCCACATATCATCCTTTGGATAAAGACGGAAATGAGACAGACAGACTCAAGGCAACCCCCAATGCTAATGTTATGATTGAGCTTGGTTATGCTACGCAAGTTGTAGGCTGGGATAATATTATTTGTATAATAAACGATGATTATAATCATGATGGGGAGATTCCGTTTGATATAGAGCACCATAGGCTTACACATTTCTCGTTACTGGGAAGAGAAAAATCAGAAGTTCGCAAGCAATTGAGGGACATTATTGCAGATACTGTCATGAATGTAATGGAAAACGGAAAAAGAGTATGGCCTCAGTTCTCTAACATTTCTATTGGAAGTTGGAGTGGTGAAGCAAAGGCAGTTAGCAAAAATCTAATCCCCTATAATGTTTATGCGTCAGGGGCAGCAAAGTCTATAAAAGAGGTTATGCTGGACACAATTCGAATGTTACTTGAAAACATCCAGAATGCAAAGGTAAGGAATGTTGATGAATTACCTCCTGTTGAAGAAATTGCGCCAGAGAAAAAAAGCGTCCAAGGCAAAACAATCATAACAAAAGATGGTATTGAACTTGCTCCACTACCAAGCAAAGTGCTTTTAGATTTTAATAAGTGGAGTCCTGTTGTTATTCAAGAAAAAGAGAAAACAGATACCATAGCACAAATAATGGCTTACTTGGGAATCGAAGTGGGCATGGAAATATTTGATTTTGGCGGATTGAGACGTAAGCCTTCTATGATTCCCGGTTTTGGAAGTGAGTACGACGGAACGGATGAAGAAAAACAGAAATATGATGATTATGTCGAAATGGTGGCTACAATTGCCAGAATTCAAATGCTCGAAACGTATTTTAAGACATTTGATGGAGTAATCCTTCTTCCGCTTGCAGCCCAAAACGAATCCTCAATTTCTGATAGCGATATTACTATCTCTATTCAAATTGAAAATTCAACGGCAGAAGCTATATATCCTACGGCAGAACTAATTTGCGATGACCTAAAAGGTGTTGAGGGGTACGTTTATGAAGAAGGACTTGTTGAGATGGCCCTCGCTCAGAATAACACTGTGGATATAAAGAACAGTCGAGATGATAGGCTTTGGGGCATGGAGGATCAGCGAGGCGAAATGGATGCCATGCTTCGAAGTGGAATTAATGGTCAGCCGAGATATACGGAAGAAGATTATGTGCGAGAGCTATCAAGATATATAGCTTCTCCTGAAGCAGGAAACTCTGAGGTATATTCATTCCACATTCCTTCATTACATGCAAAAGAATCAAAATGGTTGTCGAGGATGATAATTCTTAGGCCGCTTAAAGACACTATACAGCTCAATTATTCAATTAAATCGAGTAGTTCAAATGGCGATTTAGCAGGCACACTTGAACTTACTGTATAACGAGGTACTCCCCATCACTGGAACAATCCAATGGTGGGGAGCATTTTTATGCTTGGATTTCCTGACCGTTCTTGAAGGTGAAACGAATGTCATCGGCGCTGTAGACCGTGGCGTAATCCACCATGCTGTGCCAGCTTTCAAGGGAGAACTCAGCCAGTGCATCCGGCATCTGTTCAAAGGCGTTCAGGAAAGTTCCCGTGTTGGCTCTGGCCGTATGCTTTTCCTGAATCTCGGCGGTGACTTCTTCCAGTCGGGTCTTGGCCCGGTCGAAGCGCTGTACCAAGCTGTCGTAGCGTTTTTGGTATTCGGTCTGGTTCAGCGCGGTGCGGGCGTTCTCTTGAATGGCCTGCTGTACCATGTCGGAGACCACCTGCGTTTCTTCGAGGAGCTGGGCCTGTTCCGCTTCCAGCTCGGTGGTGTCGAACAGGAGCGCCTGCATCTCTCTGCCGTTGGCGATGACCGCAGCCTTTGTGGCCAGCAGCTTGTTCGCCGCCGAAAGGAAGTGCAGC